TCTTTCTGAAGTTGATACAATTTATACGTGTACAAAGAATCTTCTCCACAATATTGAAGCAACTCACTTTTAGGAAACTTATGAAGTGTATTAAAATCATTTCCATCTTTCGCTCCAATATAAGAACTAATATTCTTATCATAACCAACTACTCCAAAGTTCACATACGTCTGAAACTTCAACCCCGTCACACCAGCTCTATTATCAAGAATATGAGAAGCCAACATTGTATCAAACTTCCAATTATTTACTTTCTGCTTAAATATCACTCTGGACCAATCTTCCTCAAACTTCATATTATGAGCAATCTTTCCCACATCTGATCTAAGAAACTCTATCCACTTTTCAATCACATCAGAAGTATCAAGCATAAACGAATAAGAAAACAATCCATCAGAAACACTAGCACAATAAACTCTATGACCTTCATTATACGGTTTCAATCCACTTGTTTCATAATCAAATGCTACTATATCCTTTTTTATCATTTCATCAAGAAGCTTTATAATTTCAGATTCTTTTTTCAAAACAACTACATCAGACTTGTAATTATGAACATAGATTTTCCCAGAATGATTCACAGCGTTTTTCAAATGCTTCTTAAAATACAAAGAATACACTGGATTATCCGCATTTCTCAAAACATAAGCTGGATGATACAAAGGAAATACCATAGCCTCTAAATCCTGATCTGGAATTGACCAACCAACCCAAGTAGCCATTTTATCAATAGACATTTTGTGCCCTATCAAACCTTTCAATCCTACACCAAAGGTAATTATCTTTTTTGGCTTCATCTCCTCAATCAATTCGTACAAATACCGTCTACAATTTTTTATCTGAGTATCAGTAGGAGTTCTATTCCCCTTCGGATGGCATCTACAAGCATTAGTACGAACACAATCTTCATCCATATCTATACCAAGACTACTCAGAGTCTTAGCAAGGTAGTTACCTGATTTTCCCACAAAAGGAATACCAGTCTCATCTTCGTTCACACCTGGAGCCTCACCTATTAACAATATCCCTTTCTTGCCTTTTCCATACGGTTTCATGTATGGAGTAATACAGCCTCTATCAAGACCACAATTCTGACAATTCAAAGAATAATCTTTCGACGGAATAACTTCCAATTCCTCTTCAGAAAACATAAAACCTTGCATTTCATTCCTCTTCCATACCCATTACTACCGCAGTATAATCACCAGTAGAAAAATAAATCTTTTTTCCCAACTTAGAACCATAAACAGACACATCCATCTGATCTTCTTTCATAGCCTCCAGAAGATATTGATAGTTCACAGCAAACGAAACATCTCTAGCTACTCCTTTCTCCATTTTATGATGATACAAAATTTTACCTAAATCACTCTTACTTCTTATGGAAAACTCATCATCTTTTATAGACACAAATACTCGTCCACCACTTCTACCTCCATATTCACTATTCTGAAACAACTTTACAATCTCAGAACCAGAAAGCACCTCTCGATCAAGAACAAACTTAGAAATTGGATCTTCATCAGACATTACTTTCTTATAATCAGGAAACACTCCGTCTATATAAGCTCCCCCAAGAAGTCCATCAGCTCCAGAGAACCATACCCAATTCCGATATTTATCAATCCAATACGAATCCAATTCCATATCCTGAAACACATCAGCAAGATCCCCTGAGATAATCAATTCAGGCATATCCTTATCCATTTCATACTTCCCAATCCTTTTACCATCCGTTGCAACCATATCCATTCCATTTACATATATTCCAGTCATTACATACCGACTCATATCATCAGAAATAAAATCCATACAATGAGCAAGAGCTATACGGAAGTTTTCTGGAAGTAATTCAAAATTATTCAAATCGGGTGCCTCCACATCTGGATACTGCTTCTCATCAAACCGAACAAATCCAGCCTCATACTCTCCAGTCTTTATCAGAACCTGTTCACCATTATCCTCAATTTCCATTTCCTCATGACGTGTTTTATTTACCAAAGCAGCAAACTCTTTGTAATTCACACACACATTCAAACCAAGATTATCCACCGGAATAATTACTTGCTTCTTCATATCAGTAGCAACTATCGTAGACTCCCTCAACCAAATTTTTGAAAGAGGGGACATCTCTGATCCAGTAATCACACATTTCCTCATCTTTGAGAGGGCTTTATTTAACTCTTTTCTTTTTACTGTTGTCATCTTCATATACTCCCTTAACATTCTTTTTCCACCGTGAATCCATACAAGGCTTTCCTATCGATAGACATTGTGTAACTACAACATCATCTGTCTCAAATGATCCATCATGCCGTTCAAGCCATAATCCTAACCTCATTAAACTTTTCTTCTTCTCATCTTTACTCTGATTCAACCCAATCATCTTAGCAACATGGGCCAGTTTTCTCATATCCTCTGCTACATTATCTGCATAAGCATCCCTCCTAAGTGTCGATCTATCCGTCTGTGTCGCTGTGATGTACAATAAATTACGTTTCTGAGCAATACTACGAGCCTTCTTCCACGAATGATCCAACCTTTGTCTATAGTCTCTGGGAGAATCTGGTTCAGAAGCCATAATATCCTCATAATCTACTATCAACACATCTGGTACAAAATCATCATAGTATTCCAAATTGTCTAAAACTATTTCCAAATCATTATTACTCAACGTATCCTGTGGATATGTAAGAAGCCTAAACTTTGAACCCTGATTTAACCTTTTGAAGTTTTTTACAGCTTCATCCCAATCATCTATCGTTATTCTATTCAACTTAGCTACTTCATAAACAACCCTGCTTTCTTCACCTATGTCCTTAAACTTTGGAATATACACTTCCTTATCTTTTAATGAACCCCCAGTAAACGACTGTACAAATCTTCTAATATTTTGAGCTTCTGTCATTTCAAGAGATACAAATAAAACAGATAATCTATTAATCAAAGCAGCTATGGCAAAAAACTGCAACCACCAACTATTATGAACAACCATATCTCCAGCAATAAAATTAGAATATTCTGGTACTGTCAAATCAAAAGTTTCCTGAACGCCAACATTCTCAATTGAAACAATTTTATCCCATAAAACATCATCATCCAAAAAAGTACTTAATTGAACGTCCCCAACCTCTGAATTGATATCCGATACTCTTTGAATACATATATTATTATCCCATTTTATACATTTTTGATAAGCTTCTGAAAATTTCCCATTTTTTCCTTTTGTAACCACATCCAAATAATGATGTGTCTTTGATGGTAAAATATCCAAATATGAACGTTTGTATTTCTGTGTCAATTGTAAATATACTTCCCTTGATCTTTCATATTTCTCACCAAAAAATCCTATTTCATCAATAAACTGAAGAACATATTTTGCATCACGAATTGCAATTTTCCAATAATCTTGCTCATTTACTTTCTTTTTAGTCAATTTACTAACTACCCCAAAACGAAGCAACAAATGAACAACTTGTCGGGCCATATCTTCACTTCCCGTAGAATACTCAATAACTCCATTATGAATACCCCCATCTCCAGAAAAAAGAATCATAAGAAACTCTGACAATAATTCTTTTTTCAACGAAAAAACAACATCAGGAATCTGCTTATTAACCGACTTTTCTCTTCCAACTCCATACGACTCAAGCAGCTCTCTCACTTTTGATTTTTTAGGACCACAATATCCTTTAGTAACCGCAACATTAATTCCATTCAATTTAGCAACATCCCCAAGCATCTTCACAACAGTACAAAAATCTTCCAACAAGACCGGATCCTTCTTTGTATATACAATTCCTTTAGTCAAACCCCCATCAGCTAACAAATAAGCAAGTAACCTTACATGTTCCCTGGGAATAACACCATTTCCAAAAAACGGAAGTTTCTTTGGTACTGCTATATAATCTCCAACAGATAAACCACCCCCGATAGTCTGCCAACCATCAATAAACTTATACATTGGATGATTTTTTGTAACAGAAATCTTCCTTCCTGTTCTTGTCTTAATCTCAAAACATTCCTTTTCCCCATTCTTCCAAAAGTCAGAAACAAAACTACCAACAAACTTATAATCATTATTCATCGATACTACATTACTAATTTTGTTATCAATAATCTCTTTTACTGTTTTAACTCTTCCATCAGACAACAATACCTTTGTAGAACCCACAAGGCATTTTCCTCTTTTTGGAGGCCCAGCAATTGCCACAAGATCCCCTCTATAAAAATCACCAAGCAACTCACCTAAATCCCCATCCAAATTAAGCAAAGTTTCATTCTCATCATTTATAGCATTTATTATTTTGTCCTCATCCTCAAGAATATTAACACCTTCTCCACGAGGACGTTCAAGACGTTCAAACTCTACTATACGATGCTCTGCTTTCGCTATATCCCCACTATCCAAATCACTTTTCACAGAAGCTAAAAACATATTCAATTTCTGTTCTTTCAAATACAACTCAGCATTATCCAAATGGAACTTATCATTATAAGACTCCATCTTCTCAACTTTCTTAGACATCATTATGAGAAACTTTTCTATATATTCAGACTCTTCTTCTGAAAGACTCTCACGTTCTCCATCAAAAACAGATTGTATTTCTCCCTTCGGAGCCTCTTCATACTTTGTATAATAATCAAGACACCACTGAGCCACTCTCCTTGAATATGGATTCCTCAATAACTTCACATTCAAAATTGTTCTAATATCCTTCAAAAATCTGTCTGAAATTATCATTCCTACCAACAGATCCTTCTCCTTATCTACCAATACCCTCTTTCGCTTCATACTATAAGTTCCCTCTTTATTTGCTGTGCTTCTTCAAATGTAAGTGAACCAGGATCATCTTCATCAATTTCTATAATTTCAACATCCACACCAATCCCATCTAATAAAACACCCAATCTCTCAGCTGCATATTTTCCTGCATCATCCATATCAAACAATATAAAAGCATCATCAATCAACTCAGAAATTAAAGTAAGCTGAGCTGGAGTAAAAGAAGTCCCAAACGTTGCACACGCACCATCACCAAACTTCCACACATCCCCAACACCCTCCATAATAATAGCTCTTCTTTTGTAGCATGAATCTATATTGTACAAAATATCCTTTGCCGGAACTATCGCTATATTATTTGGACAAGTTATATACTTAGGAATAGCATCTACTATCGATCTTGCCTGCCAACTCACTATCCTCCCACCATAGTAAATTGGAACTACTATTCTATTTCGATAGTCTCCAAACTGTTCTGTACCCCTCAAATCAAATCTATCAATTAACTTTAAAACCAATTCATCAGTAAATCCCCTACTTCTAAGATACCTCTTATGTCTCTCTTCAATAGGACCCCCAGGAACAAAAAAACCCTTACGTTTCTTCTCAGGGATATCAGGAATATTTACTACCTCAGAATCAAATTCCTCATAAACCTCCAGAGCTTTTGAATATGGAATATCAAGAAGATTTTTTATCACCCAGGGAATCGAACTTGAACCACATCTCCAACAATGATAATACCCCTCAGTAAGATTAAAACCACCATGATTACTAGGATCATCACATATTGGACATTGAATATTCACCCAACCTTTCTGTACATTCTTGCCTTCAAAATACTTATCAATTCCATATGAATCCAAAAACCTATTTACATCAAACATCACACCATCCAGCATTCATCTTCCAAACTCCTTAAAGAATTACTTTGATTATAACACAAAATTGCTATTGTATCAAGTAAAAAAAATCACTTAGCATTCACTATAAACTACTTAAATTCCTATCTCTCATACTTAGAACAAACCATTCTATCTTCACATTTCACCTATATAAAAATTATATTTGCTTCAATCCACTCACAAAAATACCTCCATTCAGGCAACCTATGATTCTTTCTCTGCCTCAATATCCTCCGCAGTGTCTTGTAGGACACCATAAAAATACGAGTCTGTTCAAATCTTTCTGGAATCTGAGACTTTATCTCAACTGACTTTTCTTCAGAAAAATGAGCAAAACTGTACATAGTTAATTCACTCCCAAGCTGAATATTACCAACAGTATACGTAACATATTCCATCCACCAATACCTGGGAGCTGTAATCTTCAACCATACAACTACTCCTCTAAGACTCTTTACATAATCATCCCTTTGTTTCGCTAACTTCTTCAGAAGCTCTTTATCAGGAGTTCTTTTATCCCTTTCACCAAATAACAATCTAGTAACCATTATTGGAATATCATATCCACTTGGACCATCCAACAACTCAATCTTCATCTCTATCTACAATCAAAGTTCCTGCACTATAGTATCACCGTTTTTACGCACAATAATCCTGTGCGTTTTGGTGTGCACTATAGTGGTGTTATCATAGAATTTGATTAATACTGGAACCGCGGTGCTTCCATTGTCCCCACCATTTGGAATAACCTCAATTATATCTTCGTTGTTCTTATGGTGAGCTTCTATGCTGATGCCCACGTCCCACCCCGTCACTTGCGCAAGTATCCCACTCTCTTTGGTACCCACTCGTGTCGCTGGCCCATGATTTCCCTGTATACTTGCATAAAACTGTGCCATTCTAATCCTCCTGTATTTGTCCTTCCGGTGTCCAATCTTTGGCCGGACAACCGGCTACTGTAGCAACTACTGCTGCAGAATCGGGACCTTCATAATCTTCAACCCTCATCAATAGCCACTTCTTGAACATACCTTCGGCCCATATTGGCATATCGTTCGGAAGCTCATAATCCGGCATGTTATTCTCCCGTCTTATCCAATTGCGATATTGCTCTGGAGTATAATATCGTGGTAGGTAGCCAGGTATAGGAGAATCTTTGCACATGGGACATTCTGGGACATCATCAATCTCTGGATTATACTCAGGATATCCAGCAATATAACCCGTCCCCCCACATTTAGAGCATTGTATAAACGGTGGTGGAGTGCGAAACTCTTTATCACGGTATCCACGACCATAGAGTACTTGTAACAGTGCCCAATATACTTTCCCGGCATCATCAATTCGCTCACCTTTGTACTCAACGCCTTCCTCATCGATAATTAGATCGTCAAATAATCGGATTTCTGGTATTATCGGATCATTATTTGAGTCAATCTCGTAAGAAGTGATTTCTCCACCCTCCAGTGTCTCAGGTAGTTTTTCATCTTGTAATTTATTCATCACTCTATTTCCTTTAATCCACTCTCTACACCGTCTAACGCAAGCTCCTCAATTGTTTCACAAACTTCGGGCCTCAAAAAATCATACATATCATCGCCACAGTGCTTAATGTAAAAGTCCTCGAAATACCCGCCCTCCGGTGGTGTACTGGACCACGCATCTGCCGTAAGCACCGCTGATTGATATGGTACATAATCCCCTTCGACTTCAAACTCAATACCCTGATAAGTAACTATACCATTATATCTCCTGCTCATCACTTTTCCTCCACTTATGTTTTCCGCGCTTCCAGCATTGCATCAGCATACTTATAGGCGTCTTCC